TGTAAACCTCAAGATCAAGAACCACGATTCAATTGTGTAAGATTATATTTAACCCAGAGATGAGTTTCATATATTCTTCATGATCATTCTTTTACGGCAGCTCAGTCACTCTTTTTCATAAGCACCAGTCAATAGGTGTAGTGTGAGGAGACCCACTGTATATATTACATTGATGTCGAAGGACATACTGCAATATAATCTGTTTTCAGGATGAGAATGTCATTTAGGAAGAACTAGATTTAAAACACCCCATAACTGTCTCTCTACCCAAGGGTATTAAGACATATGGATTACTTTTAATCTTACTTGCTAAAATGCATAATATCGACGCTCCTGCATAGCAAAACGATCTTTTTCAGCATCCAATATTGATTGAAAAATCTTTAAAGGAGACTCAAGAAGAACCTTCGGTTTTTCAAGGGAAGCATATCTTGTATATAAAGATAAGAAAGATCTAGCATCTGATATACGTTCTTTTTCAAGAATCAGTTCATCAAATGTCATATCCTTAATCTTTTTATCCAAAATACGTCAATCACCGTATGAATGTTCTAAGAACGAACAACGGCGATTGAACTCTTGTTCATAATTGTCGAATAAAGCTCATAGAGCATCATGGACATACTTATCTCTAGGATTATCATAATTATATCAGTCACCGTGTTCAAAAAACAGAAATTTGTGTTTCTGTGTGAACCCGATGTCAGGTAATAATGATTTTGCTATAGGTAAAATAGTCAAGATGTACGTCTCTCAAGATTTAAAAAGAAGATTATCATATTCCGAAGCGACGAGAAGAGAACGTTTAAGGTATTCCCTTATGGGTATACATAAATGTTCTATCTCCATTTCTTGCTCCTCTAAAGGAGTTAAGATACGCAACGGTTTAATTTCAATATTCTTTTTATTCTTGAAATAAACTCTATTGATAATTGCCTCCAATGCCCATACAGGTGTTGTTAACAACATATTTTGGAAAATTCGTTTCGAACTAAGTTTACCTGCCAACAAAACTTGTTGAAGGAGAACATAGTTTATATGTTTCGTTTTTACCGCCATAGTTGCTAACGCAATGTATGTGTATTGGATGACTCCAACTTTATATTTGGAGCTTCTTGCCAATCTGTGAATTCATCAAAATTTACGCTTATAGTTTATACCACATGTTAATAATTTATTAATTATGTTGGCACGACCCATTTGAGTATTTTGACTCATCCACATCTGTCAAGAAATAGCTGATACATTTTCACCATTTAAACCAGTTACTTTAGCAAACTCGAAAACGGGTCTGCTTAAAGAAACAACACTTTTTTGAAGATTAATACCAACTCCTAATTTTTCCATAACGGAAAGATAGGATTCAGCAACATCTTTATCAAAAATGTTTATATCATCACCTAATAATTCATAATTTGAATATCATCCTCTAGGTTTACCTAGTTCATGATAAGCAAATTGAACTAAAATGTGGTGGCATATGGCTAACATGGCTCAAGATGAAAGCGCCCCCATGGGTTGACCTACACTGTATCTGTATAAAACAGATGTGGGACGGCCCAAATCATCGAATTTATCAGCTGATAAAGAATAATCTCTATCAGTTAATAAAAGACGTCATGATTTGGAAAATTCCTTACCAAATGTAGACGAAATAATAGCCTCTTGTAAAGCTACAGGCAATCTATCAGTAGCTGCAGATAAATCATACCCAAATGAACAATATGAGGACTTTGCCTTTTGATGACATCGGTTAACCGATTCACCTTGATTAAAAGTCCCATCATTTGGAATATTTTTTAAAATGTTAAAGTAAAAGTCATGTAACGGTTTTAATGCGGACTGAGTCCAAATATCAACCATTGCAAAAACTCTAACTTTACCAGCAGCTTCTTCCTTTAGACATAACTGTCCAGAGGCATTTTGATAAGAAGGCTTAACTGTACTAAGCATCTCAGTTGCATGAACTCAATCCAATAATGGACGAATTCGTGTAATCATAGAGTTTAACACAGGATCTGTAACCTTGGTAATCACTAATAAATGATTGACCAAGTTCACAGGTAGTAACAAGAGACTCGACACCGAAGAAACTCATGAAAATGAGGTCATAGGTGAAGATTTCTCGAGGAAAAGTAGCCCCTTACCATGAAGATCTTTTTGTAATATGAAAGGTGATAACACTCTACTAGTAAAACTAGGGAGAATATTAATCATTTGTTCTAAAAACAAAGGATCTCCAGAATAAGGATCCGTTATAGTAGATAACTTTAATGAAGGTGGACACTTAATTACTCTATAAAGAGAAAATAAGGTCAACCATCATCTAATAACTGATGAAGAATCATTAGTTATTTGTTGTCTATCCTCAAATGGAATGATCTTGGGTAAACCAGATCGTGACAATGAGGGAAACGTATAAGAGGCCTGAAGTTGACTTAAAGAAGTCACAGGATCTCTTGCTACTCGCTTCTGCACAGCTAACTGACATACCTTTAGATATTTAACAACGTAATCAGATCCATGAATTCTATGAATTCGGACGATATGAAGACGAAATTTTTCTAATTGGGATGATCGATGATTATACTTCACTTTCTTTGGAAAACAGGAGGTTATTAAATAACCCCCCAAATTCTTAAAAAGTGCTGATAACTCAAAAGAGTTATCAAGACTAATC